GTTATAATTCTTGTCAACGAATACGTCTGCCTCGACTCCTATATTGTAGATTCTACCGCTTTTAATTTCGATGTAATCGTTTATCTGCCTGTAGTTGGACATGTACTCCATAACGTTCTCAACAAGTGTCTGAGGAAGCGCAGAATCAAGCTGTCCGTTTGCATCAAGTCCAAGGAAGCTCATTTCGATCTTGTTGTTTGACTCGATCACTGTGTTTCTGAATGGAGCACCATACTTAGGTGGCATCTGCATCAGTTTAACCTTGTAGTCCTTCACCGTCACTGCCCTGTTCTGAGCCGATGTATTATACTTGATGAGGTACTTCAACTCCTCATTTGAAGGAGCATCCTTACCAGCCATTGCTGTTGATATATTGGTGATTGACAGAGAGTTAATCACTTTACCTCTCTTAGCACCACTAGTGTTTGCTGTGTTTCCACCCCAGTCAACACGTGCGCTTGTTATGGTGTTGATTGCACCAGGACCAAGATTTGTTGATGTGCCACCGCCGACACGATATAGGACAAACATAGTCCATCCTTCTTTTGGCAGGATACCAAGCATATCATTGTTCACAAGGTTTGATGCCATATAGTCACCATACTCCGTTGCATTCTCCGGAAGTGATGGGTAACTGTTACTTGCGCCGAATATTATCTTTAGATATCCGTTGTCGGTGAACTCTGTAATAAACTTCTGTGTAACTGGCTTCCAAGCACCACGATAATATCTGGTTGTCTTCTGTACCTTATTATCGGAAGTGAACTCTGTATAATCCTCATACTCATGTGGCTTATACATATCAACCACCTTGTCGGTGTCATATTTGGTAACCATACCGAATCTGTACTGATCAGCAAGTGAATCCATTTCAAAGTATCTGTATGTCATTACAGCGTCACTTGCAAACCTATATTCCTCAGCATCAATGAAATATTCATAAATCTCTGGAGACTTTGTTATGTCTGCCGTCTCCTTGAAAATTATTGATTCCACGTTTGTTACATTAGCCTCTGGAAGAACAACCTCCATAAATGGCTTAACGTCAGCAGACGTGAGGATTTTCTTATATACTTTAGAAGTACCGTTGATGGCTATTGTTGATTTTGATACGGTATACCCTGTTACATTTCCATTTGAGTCACGTGAAGGTACTATCTTTCTGTTTGAAAAGCCGTCACTATTGAACTGCTCTGCAAAATTAAGATCTTCTATAAGTTCAAAATTCTCGTTTCCTGCTGAGAATAGACTAGTCCTCTGCACGATAGGTGCATAGTTCCAGTTAGGTTGGGCAATACTTCCGTTTGTTGCGGTTGTATCTCCGTCGATAGGAAGTTCACAAGTAACCTCAACCTCACACATTGAACACTTAGCACCAGGTACTTTCACACCATTTGTACGTGCAAGGTTGAGAAGGGTACTCCTCAAGTTTGCACTATTGATATTGGTCTCCTGGTACATCCTGTCAGTATGGTATGAGAGATCGTCTCCAACAGCAGAAACAAGGTCTATAAGCCATGCTCCGATGCTGGAATCTGTGAAATCGTCAGCAACCTCCGGATAATACTGGTTACTGAACTTAATAAGTTCGTCCTTTATGCTGGCAAAATCCCTGCTCAGATAATTGATTTTCTTCTCCATTATAATTCTACTACTACACTGTCATTAGTTACTTTATTACCCTCCGTAACGCTGTAATCAAGCCTTACGAATACCTGTGAGTCATCTTCCTCACTCTTAACTACCCTTATGTCCTTTAGATTGATGTTGGTAGCCCACCTAGTGACTGATTCACTCACCTCTGTCTTTACAGCCTCCCAGGTCATACCATCGTTTTGGTCAAATATGTACTTGATCAAATCAGTGCCAAACTCCGGGTTTCTAATCCTCTGACCCTTAGGAGTAAACACGATGTGCATAAGCTGACTTCTCACCTTCTCTGCAACCGTATGATTAGCAGCAACATAGTATCCATGTACGTCATCAGCAATGAAAGGGTACTTAATTCCGAATAACTGTTTCTTAGCCATCTGTCATTAAAAATTATTACCTATAAGTATATAAAATATAACTTTTTTAATGACATTATAAATAAAAAAAGCGAAGGTTAACAACCTCCGCTTTCATATCCACCGCCGCAGCCTCCACTGCTTCTGCTACTAGAACTACCACAACCGCCGTCATCACAGCCACAACTGCAAGGAGGTGGCGTATAACTAGGCGTACTGCTACCACAGCCCCCATCATCATCCCCACAGCCTCCGGATGGCTGAGATACTGAACGATATCTCCTACGCCCACCGAAGATCTGATTATTGTAGCTCATAACGGCTGCTCTGGAAGCAATCTTCTTCGTAACTCCGTCAACCGCATTGGTGACAGCCTCTTGAATCAAACTCTTCAAGTCCGACTCTTTGATGATAATCAGTTTATCCATAATCGTAATCTTTAATAAAATATAATCTAAACCCAATAAGGATGAATACTTCCATCCTCATAAACTACACCGAAGTAGTATTTTTTTTCGAATAACTTCCTGGTAGCTGCCTTGAACATATCTGACATATTGGCATGTAACAGGTTGTTCACAAGGAAACATGTTCTCTTGAGTGTGAATTTACCATCATATGACGGAATCCAGGGAGTGATGTCGAACTCAGTCTTGCATCCGTGAGCAAACGGCGATTTCAACTTCACGCCGAATACCTCCTCGAAGTTGACATACATCTTCTCCATATTAAATAGTTCCACCAACTTAATATCCTTAAACCCTAGGTCGTTATAATGCTTGATACAGGCAATTATCTCGTCCTTGGTGTAAAGATATGGTTTCACCATATTGATATTGATGCTAATCTTCTCCTTATGAGGTAGTTCAGCATAGAACTTCTGTCTGTCAAACTTGGACTCCTTGCCTCGCATCTGGTCTGCAATCTCCTCCCTGTAATGCTGTGGGGATATGGCAAGTCCATCAATCAAATCAAGTATCTGTCTGAATGTATTGGGGTACGTTTCACACTGCTTGGGAATGGATGATATGACATAAACCTTGAGATCGGTGTTATCCTTCACCATCTGAATGAGTGCAAGCAAGTGAGTGATGAAAAGCATAGGCTCTCCACCACTAATACAAATAGATTCGATATTGTCCTTATACTCGATAATCCTTTTGTATATCTCTGCGACCTGTGGTATCTTGCACACTCCGGTAAGACCCTTGTTGGTTGCGTCGATGCAGAAGGGGCATTTATTGGGACACAGCTTGGTGAAGTGGATCTGCAATTCATTGCAAATCTGATCACATGCATTCACGTTGTATTTTATCATATTACCACTTTTTAAACCCGTATATACAATTTGCAGTCCAGAACACATACTGTGCCACCATACACCAGTCCCCCGCAACAACCCACATTGGTATTGCCCCAGCGTCGATTATAAGCCAGTATATCCAACTGTCTTTATAACGCAGGATCATTAATGTCTGAGCAACAAACGCCGGGGCAGTGGTTACAGCATCAATGAACGGTTGTGTGTCATCTGTTGCAGAAAGTACATTAAACAAAGCAAATGTCCCAATCAACGTACCAATAGCCGTCCACATCTTTTGTCCAACATTCAGACTCCTAGTCTCTACAATCTTTTCATCCTCGTTGTAGTGCCTTACCCACTGATAGATTCCGAAAAGCATAGTGACAAAATAAAAGGCGTTCTCAGCGATTTCTCCGTATAGCTTCTGTTGTAAACAAAGAACAACATAGGTAAACAGTTGCGCAAAGCCAAAAAGGTAGAACATCATCTTCCTCTGACTGCACAGAACGACGGATATGATACCACATATACCACTGGAGGCAGATAATTGAGTGCCCCCAGTGATTGAATATGTGAGTACCTGTATAGCAACACCAAGAAGTATAAACACAAAACCAAACTGATTGGTAAAGTATATGCTCTCAAGTGCTATTATTTCGTTGAATTTTTTACTCATCGTACAGTTTGTTAATGTAATCCTTCACCTTCTCAAAATTGGACTTAAAATCACCATCCAGAATCTCCACCTTGTCCCACAGACCGAACTGCTTAAGCAATCCAACTAGCCTGTTGAAGTTGGCTATACGCTCATCGATGGTGGACTGCTTCATATAGCGGCTACCATCATCCACGAACTTGTTCTTTGGAGGGAGCAAATATATCTTATCCCATTTTACACGTCCAGCCAGTGACTTAGCAGTAGGAAGTACCTTTGATTCATACTCCTCCTTGGTGATCGGAACGTTAGGAACGTCAACATATGCGCTGGCATACATGAGAGTTACAAGGTTATCCGTATCAGAAATGAACACACCCTGGTCGTTGTTCCTCACACGGCTGCATACGTCAACGCTCTGTCCTATGAGGAAGTCAACGAAGTCGTCGGCAGTGAGGTCTGTATCGGTCTTACACTTTGCAAGCAGGTCTTCACGCCCGAATTCCTCGGAGTGGTCAATACCGAAATAGGTGGATATGTCACGCACCAGAGTGGTCTTACCCTCGGAGGCAGTACCAGTGATAAGGATGTTCTTACACAGGTTGTTACGATACTCCCTCACAATATACTTCCAATATTTAAGCGGATTCTCACGAATGAGAGTACCGGACACTGGGACGATCTTCTCTATCAGCGTAACCTTAGCCTTGAGGATGTTGTACGTCTCCAGCATTTCCTTGTAGTAAGGCTCTGCCACATACCACGTGATCTTATCATTATACTTGAGAGTGCTATACAAAAGTTCTGCAACCTTGTTCTGCCAGATAATCCAATTCTCCTTGCACATTGACTCGTCAATACCAAGCTCGGTGTCATTAATGGTCAGAACCTTGATAATCTCGTCGTTTCTGAATATCTTGCGGACAATGGCTGTACGCTCCTTGAGGGTCATATTGATGTTTCCGGCACGTTCCTCGTTGTCGTACCCACACACGATGACATAAACCTTGTCATTCTCCTTCTTAGCCCTCATAATGGCATCGAGGTGTCCACGATGCATTGGGCAGTAACCTCCAAAACAAATTCCTATTTTCATTTTTCCTCTGTATAATCCTTTGTAAATCCACCCCTACAAATCTTCCTCAGACTCTCCTTGTCGAAGGAGAAAGCATAGTCGAAGCCCCACCGCTCCATACTACCGCTAGCGATTCTGAACAAACCCTTCTCCGGGAAGCGTGGTTTCCTCTCGGCATTGCTAGTCGATACAAAGATGGCTCTACCCTCTTCATCCCATTCTCCGGAGAACTTGAGTTCATGACAAGAGTTGTCCCAGTCTGCCATATAGCACTTATCAAATGGTGGCTCTAACCTGTTGAAGTTCTCAGTCTTCTCAGTCAGTTCTGTGAACCAATGGCGGTAGTTATTTGCATATTCAAAACCGCCGAAGCAGGATCTGAAAATCTCAATCTGCATAGACATGGGCAACTTGTCGAACTCCTCAACGATTCTAAGAGGATTAAGATTGTGATAACCAGTCATAAAGACGTTGACATCCCTGCCAAGGTTATATCCAAGCACACACAGAACATTCTTGTTCTTGTTACCGTGATGCTTGAAGGCATTCTCATTCATAAAGCCAACTCTCAGAAACACAAGGGAGTTAATCACTTTCTCGCACCACCCATTACAGCCTCCCAACGAATAGCATGGCATTGACTTAAGGTTGTTCTCCCTAAGATGGTTTGCGATAATCTTGCCAAGGTCTTCGCTTCTCTCGTAGAATTTGTTGATACAATCAACGATACCATTTACGTTTGTCTTATTCATATTCTTGTATGTTATAATTTCGTCTGCAAAGATAAAGAAAAAACGTGAGATATCCAAATACCTCACGTTAAATCTTGTTAATCAGAACATATATTTCACTGATGCGAAGAAATTAGTCGGCGCATCTGGCATATACAGGGGCTTCCCTGTGTTAGAT